GCGCTGGTGCGGGCGTTGCGGGGGAGGTTGAATTGAGCACCTGGTTGATTGCTTGCGAATATTCGGGCCGGGTTCGCGATGCCATGCTGGCGCGCGGTATCGACGCTGTGTCCTGCGACCTGCTGCCGACCGAAGTAGACGGCCCGCATATCCAAGGCGACGTGACAGAGCAGTTGCAGCGCCGGTGGGCAGGTGTCATCGCGCATCCGCCATGCACCAGGCTTTGCAACAGCGGCGTGAGGTGGCTGGCAGAACGTGACCTGTGGGATGACATGCGCGCAGGTGCTGCGTTCTTTCGCGCCTGTCTGAATGCCAACGCTGATAGGGTGGCCGTGGAAAATCCCGTGATGCACCGCTATGCCTTGCAGGCTGTAGGACGGCGCGCTGATTTCACCGTCCAGCCTTGGCAGTTTGGCGACCCAGCAAAGAAGCGCACATGCTTCTGGACGCGTGGCCTGCCCGCGCTAGTGCCGACCTCGGATATGACCGCCGCTGACGCGCGCGCTGATTGCCACTTGGCAAGCCCCAGCCCGACACGCTGGAAAGAGCGTTCCAGAACATACCATGGCATCGCTGCGGCTATGGCTGATCAGTGGGCCAACTAATCTCGGGATAACCCCGGATCACCTAACCTTGCAAGGTAGGTGCAACAGTCCGCATTGCGGGCGTTTTCGATACTCCAGACGATCCCCCGGCGCGGTCAGGCGCTAACCGAGAAGTGCCGGGGGAAGTAAAAAGGCCCGCAGTGATGCGGGCCTCATTCATTACATGGGGGGCGCATCGTCGTCATTGTCAGGCGGCGGTCCATCGGCGTCAGCAGCCAGTTTCTTCAAACTGTCGATATTCTGGTTTGCCGCCACCCTGCACGCTTTCCCCTCATCGCTGCTCCACCAGTCGCGGAAAGCAGCAGTGCCTTTGCGTGCTGCGGCCTCGGCCAGTTGCAGCGCGTTATCTGGGGCGGCAGGGGCTTGCGTCTGCTGTTGCTCCACCCGCAGCGGCTTGACCTTGTGCGGCGCTCTCTGGGCGCGCGTCTGGGTCAGCATCATCACCATGTCTTTATCGATATGGGATAGATGGCTGATGCGAATGCCGCCGACCTCAAGCCCGCCCCATTTCACCTTTGGATCACGGTATAGGGTCATCGACTTGCCGACATAAAGATTGGCATCCGCACCGTAAGCAGCGACAAGCACTTTCGACATCGACTTGCATGGCCGGAAAACCAGCGGCGTCCCTTCAAGGCTGATCGAAACCTTCTGCTCGCTGGAATGGTCAATTTTTACGCCTGTGATTTTCACAGTCATTGGCCCACCGATCAACGTATCTGCATTGATCTGGTCGCTCTTGGGTTGGATTACGTCGTTCATATCGCCGTTCATCGGTCATACTCCATTGCGGCGGTTGATCTCGCGCCGTGCGTTCCATTTCAAATCTTCTTCCATGCCGTCTTGCCGAAGCATCCAGCCAAGGAACCCGGCTTCAACATCAGACCACGGCTTGCCCTTGAACTTGCCGATTGGGCATGTCGGCAACAGGCGCGGCTCCTTTGTCCATGCCACCATTTCCTTGCCAGTGTGGCCCGCGTCAAACAGCGCCTTGAGGATATGCGCCGTGACATAGGCATCAGGTGCAGCCCGGTGCGCAGGCTGCGTCTTAGCGTGATCCGGCGTGATCTTGCCCTGATCTTCCAGCCAATACCGAAGCGCGCCGTTGCTGTGGCTTGGCGCATCAGGCCATGCGCGCAATGCCGATTTGTATGTGCAAAGCACTGGCAGAGATGGGGTGATGAACCTGCACTCAAAATCAGCATTATGCGCACATATCACAGCCGCCCCATCATAAATCGTTGCCTCGGTGAAGGGCTCAAACCCTGCGCAATCAGCTAGTGAGATGTGGTGAACGGCGCGAACCTCTGGCGGCATTTCCTTGACGCCGCAAAGCCAGCCGGAAGGATCTGCAATCACGCGGCTTTCCACGTCATAATCACAGATACCAACCTCGCAAATTTCTGCGGGCGGCTCCATGCCTGTCGTCTCAAAGTCGATCACTCGAATGATGGTCATACATGCATCTCCTGCTCAATCTTGCGTTCGGTCATGATCATGCCCGCGCTGTTTACCCGATAGTCAAGCATCCCGGCCTCAACCTTGGCTTCAAAATCCGATGCCGCTTGGATGATCGCCGCCTGCATCACCGGATCCGGCAACACGCGGATAATCACCATCGGCATTCCGCCACTGTAACTGATGAAGTCAATCCACTTGCGCCCGGTGATCAGCAAGCCAGTTTGAAGCTGCAACTGATATTCATCCGGCACCTCCATTTTGATGATCGTCTCGGCTTGGAACTTCTGGCGGCGGGATTTGATCTCTATCAAGCCATCATCGCCAACCAGGCCGTCCGGTGAATATCCAAGCGTAAATCCCCAATGGTCGTTGGTGATAAAACCGACCTCTGTGACCTCGGCGCGGTGTTGGCTGTATAGGTCGCGCGCGGTGATTTCATCATCCCAACCGCGCAACATGTCATCGCCGATGTATGACGGCTCGGTATAACCCGTGATGCGCTGGGCGGCGATCTCGTAAACGTGCGCGCGGGTTTTGTCGTTGTTGGCGATTTTCAGTGTCGGGGTCAGGATCAGCTTAACCTCGCTGGCGGTGAGCAATCCGCAGCGGGCAGCGTGCCATTCATCGCTGCCTTGGATCAGGTCGTCGTGGTATTTAATCATAGCGTCACCTTCGTATGTGGGATTGCGCCCGCCATCAGGGCATCTGCAATGGCGTCGGGTGTTGCCTTGCCTGCCATAGCGGACAGCGCGGCCACAATGTCTGCCTTGACCTGTGCGCGGTGGTCGGCGTCGGCCTCACGTTTGGCGCGGGCATAGGCTTCCTCTCTAGCCGCTGTTGCGATGCGTTCACGTTCGGCCTGTGCGGCTTGTTCGCGGCGGGTTTCAGCGTCGGCCATTTCCTTGGCGTGGCGTTCCTCTGTCGCTTTGGCGTCGGCTTGCGCCTTGGCTTCGGCGTCTACCCGTGCTTGCTCTGCCGCCGCCAGCTTATCAGCCTCAATCTTAGCCTGCCGTGCGGCTTCCTGTTCCGCTGCAATCCGTGCGTTCTCAGCATCCTGTGCCGCCTGCGCAACCCGTGCGGCTTCGGCATCTGCTGCCTCACGCGCAATCCGATCAGCTTCATCCCGTGCGGCTTTCTCGGCGCGCAAGGCTTCCAATTCTGCCGCCTGTGCAATGCGCAGGTTTGCGGCGTCAAGGTCGCCCTGCCATTTCGCCAAGCAGTTCCGCAGCAACGCGGCGGCTTGCGGGGCGTATTCATCCCATGCGCGGCTGTTGTGGAAGGCCTGCGCCTTGTCGATCATCTGCTGGATCAAGGTCGGCTCCGACATGGCGTCAACGCGGCCTTCGTCGAATTTCGCCAATCCTGCCTTGTGGCTGTCAACGCGCTCGGTCTCTGCGGCTTCCCAATCATCGGCAGGCTTGCGCACCTGATCACGCAGTCGCGCAAGAAAATCCGCCGCCGTGTTGCGCCCAGCGTTCACCGCCGCAACCTCTTTGCGCTGTGCCTCGGTCAGTTCCTTGCCGCGCCGATCAATCTCGGCCTTGGACATGCTGACCTTGTTCGCCGCCGACTTCATCAAGTCGCGGTCTTTCTTCACAGCCGGATCAAGGTCTTTCACCATTGCCAGCGCATCTGCCTTGATCTTGTTCAGCAGTGGGTCAAGCCCATTCTCTGCCTTGAACATCGTTGCCAGTGCCATCGTCGTCGGCAGTGCCAGTTCAGTGCTATCCGTCATCCTCTTGCGCTCCTATGTGCGTTAGGGTATCCTGTATTGACATTACAGTAATTACAGGCGCGCGCAATGACAAAATCAACCGTCCATCAAATCCGCCTATCCGAGCAGGAAAAGCAAACGTGGCGCGACACCCAGACGGCTGGCGGATGGGTCAGTATCGCGGACATGGTGCGGTCGCTGGTCAGCCGCGCGCAATCGCAACAGCCTCCTCCGCAGATCGAGCAACACCAGCACGACCACCAGCACGAACAACCGCCGCTATAAACGCGGTCTGGGCTGGTGTAGGGCGTCCGGTTTCCGTTTTGCATTCTACCGCGGTAAACACCAGCAACGTCTGACCAACCATGTCGGGCGTGATTGTCACTGGCGTTCCGCCGATTATGTCTGACCCTCCCACACACAGCCCGAATTTAATCATGCGGCCATTGCGGTCGGGAAGCTGACCCGTATTGTTGCGGAACCATAGCCCCCCAACCGCCGCACATAGCCCAATCAAGCACCTATTGAGAATGTTAGTTTCCTCGGTCGCCATCCTAAACCACTCCCAAAGACGGCTTAATCCGCCGCCATGTTTCTGCCTTATCAACCACGCACACGCACCCGTCGCGCTTTACCAGCTTGGCCTCGTCTGGCGTGATGCTGTGCGCGCGGATGAATGCACGGGCCAGTGACACGCCTTCGTCATCGTCGGGGCAGGTGGCGAATATTACCATCATAAAAACCTGCCGTTTTCTTTCGCCCAATCTAAGGGGTGCTTTGCGTGCTTGCGCAAATTGCACAAAGGACAGAGGCATTGAATGTTGTTGGGCCAGTTTGTGCCGCCCAACGAAAGCGGCATGATGTGATCCATGTGATACCCATGGCGCAATGATTTAGCGCAAGTTGGCTCTGCGCAGCGCCATCGCTGCATCGTCAAAATATTCTGAATATCCAGCTTGTTAAAGGACCCGCCAGCACCAGTAACTTTGGCGCGCCTCTTGGCAACATAGCATCTATAGGTTTCGGGCGACTTCTCTCTATGCCTACACCTATTCCGTTCCATTATGTCAGGGTTCTTCTCGCGCCACTTTTTATGTTTGGCATAGGCTTTTCTTTTATTAGCTAGGAACCATGCGCGGTGCGCTATTTTTTCTTTTGCTTTATCACGGCCAGCACGAGCCTTTACTGGGTCATTGTGATAATAAATCCTGTATCTTTCACGCTCATGCTCAATGTTAGCTGCCCTGTATGCGGCATATTTAGCTTTAGAACACTCCCAGCAACAATAGTTCGAAACCAGTCTCTCGGCGATATGGCCCGCATGACAGGGTTCGCCTGTAAAATACCTTTTCAGGCCAAGGCGCTTTGCGTCTGACCTATTGATTATTTCATGCATAGGGTGTAATTTTTCTTCATTCATGGCGATGATACCTCTTGCCATCGATAGGGTCAGGACAGCGCCGCAAACGCTACCTGACCCGAATATACCCCAAATTTATGCACGTCGCAACTTAGCCTCTCGGCCTGCCATGACTTTTTTTGCCCATAGATCGGGCCTTGGGTATCCCTTGGATTTTCCCAGCAAGATTAAGGCGTTCAAGTCTTTGGACATGCCCTGCTCTTGCTTCCTTTCTCGGACCATAGCCTTGCGGTCAATTTCAGCTAAATCTCCATCAATTTCAGCAACCATCCGAGATTGAATTTCGTAGATGCGCCCGCAGTTCGGGCAGCATGGCGCGGGCCTGTGCACAAACCCGCATCCGCCATCGTCAATCGGGCATTGCCGCGCTGGTTCGGCTTTCTCGTCAGAGGCCGCGCGTTTTTTCTTGCCGTCTAGCGACCATTCGCGCGGATCGTCGGGGAAGCCGTTTTCGCGCCAGTTGCCGCAATGGTCAAGAATTATGGCGCTTTCGGATTTCCAGCGCAGCACGCGGCCCCATACCTGCATCTGCATCGGCAGGCTCTTGCGCGGGCACAGATCACTCATACTCTCGACTGTCACGTCAAGCTTATATTCCGCCACCGCCGCCGCCAGATCAAAGCCGAAGTTCAGCAACAGCACGTTGATCAAGACGGTAAATTCCCGCCGCGCAAACCCCAAGATGATGCGCTTTCGCTCGTCCTTGGTCATGGTGCCGTCGATTGTTCGCGCGGTGATGCCCATAGCGTTGAACATCTCTGCAATGATGCCAGCGTGTTTGCGACTGGTGGCGAAAACGACATTCAGCTTGCCTAGCGCAATGTCGCGGTAGGTTTTCACCGCATCGCCAATAATCGCCCGGTCAGCCTCCATGAAGCTTTCAAGCTGTGATTGAATATACTCGCCATCCCTAACCTTGACCTGTGAAAAGTCTGGCTGTGATGGCGCGAAATACCTAAAATCAGACAGCCTCTTGCGCTTGATCAATTCCGCAATCGGCAGGCCTTCCTCCATGTGGTCGTAGTGATCGCCCATAGGCTTGCCGTTGGTCTTGTATGGCGTTGCTGACAGCCCGACGCGCCACCCACCCGACGCGCGGCTCCAATTGATCATGCGATCCAGTTCCGCGCCGCCAAAATGACATTCATCGGCAAACAAGATTTTCGGCGCGGGGATTTTATCCAGCCTGCGCGCGAGAGTTGGCGTCATCGCTATCTGTATTTTCGCCAGCGGATTATATGTGTGGTCCGGGCTTATCACGCCAAACGGTATGCCATAATCGGCAATCGTCTTGATCGTCTGCTCAAGCAGCTCCGTGCGCGGGACGGCAAACACAGTGCTTGACCCCTTGGCATATGCTCCCGCGATCATGTCCAAAGCCATCCTTGTTTTGCCGCTTCCCGTCCCGGCTTGAAGCAAAACCCCCTTATGCCGCCGCATCGCCTGCCGAACCCGCCCCACCAAGTCCGCCTGATCCTCGTATAACTCAACGCTCACCGAAATTCCTCCATATCAAACGGCAGCTCAATCTCGGCAGGCGCATCATCACCTAACACCAGACCCATAGGCACCGCCACGCAGCGCAGACGCATCGCGGCTGAAAACCGCATCTTGTCGTGACTGACAGCGCCGTCCAACTCCCCCAGCGCGCGCCTGTAACTGCCGCCCCACGGCGTATCCCGCAGCATGTCAGTGATAGGCTTGCTTGGTGACGCCACATACAGCCAATCCCGATCAGCCTTCATGCCGTATTCACCAAGCGCATTTGTTGCCACGTCTCGATCAAGTCCATCGGCGTTCAATGCCCTGTCAATCAGACGCCCCACAGATGCCTCGCGCGCCATGCCGCGATCATCGTGCCTGACCCGCGCCGCCAAGATAAACGCCAGCAGTTTTTCACCATCCGACTGGTCGTTGTCCAGTTTTGCCCATCGCCAATCATGCCGCGCGCAAAACTCTTTAGCTGCCTCCGGCGTAATCTCTGCCGTGCTGGTGAGGCTGAACGCTCCGGCAATCAGCGTGCCGTGCTGGTCGCCGAACCGCTGGCTTCCCTCTTGCTCGGTCAGCACATCCGCAAATGTTTCCACATTTTTCAACAGAGTTGGCAGATTGTTGAACGTCCGAGTCAAAAGCCTATCAGCCGCCTCCGGCGTGATCGCCGCCTTCACCCGCCGTTCCAATTCTCTAAACTCAGCCTTGGCCGACTTTGACTTGTTCTTGACCAAATGCAGGATCGTATTCCGGTCCAGATCGGCCCCCTGAATAATCCTCGGGTTGATTGCAGCAAAACAGAATGAGGACCGCAATGGTGTGCTACCGTTGAAATTTGATATATCCGCGCCGCTGGATGACTTTCGCGCCAGACCAAACACCAACTCCATATTGCTGCGATCTTTCGCTGTTTCGCTTTCCGCCTCATCCATGATCAGAGGACGCGCCGTGCTGCCAAGGTCTTTGCGGATTTTCGCCTCTGTCGAACCGCCAGCGCGAATTAATGCCATCCGCCCCATGATCACCTTCAGAATATAATCCATCACCCAAGACTTACCCGCGCCAGGTTCCCCCGTGATCACGATATGCGATCGCCACCTGATAGCACCTGCAACCATCGCCGTTACAATCCAGCCCGCCAGCATGTATCCTGAAAGCTTGCCCTTCCATGTCAGAGATAGGCATATTTTCAAAATCTCTGCCGCATCGGCGTTGCTCATTGGATCTGGTGTAAGCCTGCCAATGCGCGGCCCCATGGTGTAGACGTTGCTGGACTTGAAGTCAGGCGGCAGGCAATCCCCATCCGGCCAGAACACCCTATCGCCAGCGTTGAATATCTGCTTTCCGTCATCCATCCAGACGCCCACGCCGCGCTCTGTTTCCGGGTCGTAAATCCCCAGCATGTTGCAGGCCTCGATCAGCAGCAGAGACGCCTCTGCCGCCATTTTCTTCTCGCTGGCCTTCATGTCAAAATTCGTTTCCCAAAGAGTGCGCGGGGCCATGGTGACAAGGTTCTGCATGTTCGCTAGCGATGGGCCTGTGAAATCCATGATCTGCCCGCAGCTTCTCGGGAAAAAATAGAACGTCTTTCCGCTGCGACCCAATGGCCTGACCGCGCGAAGGATCGGGTTGCTCTGGAATACATCGCTTTGTTGTTCAAACGCGGGCGCATGGTGCGGTACGCCATAGTCAGGCTCCCACCTATCGTCGATCACATCTTCTGGATCTGGCGCGGACTGTGCAGGCTGCGTGAACGCATCCTTGACGGCATCCCCGCCCGCGTCTTTCCAATAGTCCCACCAGTCCGTGCGCTTGGCCGGATCATCAGCCGGAATTGGCGGGGCAAGCACCAACGCGCCACCAATCGCCACCGCTGCCTGCTTGGCCTTATCCGCGCCAGTGTTGACGCATAGGCCCGCGTCTCTCCACTCCACCCATCTTGCATCATCACCTGGCGGATTATCCCACGGTTCAGGCCGCTTGTTTCCCGGTATCGTCCACTGGTCGCCATCGGCTGCAAAGATGATCCGTTTCTCGGGATATTTCTTGCGCATCACCTGCGCCACGGGTTTCAGGTTTCCGGCGTCAAACGCCACAATCACAGAGCAACCCAAGGCGGCACGAATAGCCCCCATCGTCGCCAGCCCCTCGCCTATCACCAGCAAGTCACCATCGCCCTTGACCGCGTGATACGCGCCTTCCTTGGCGCTGGATTTCAGGAACAGTTTGTCTCCATCGTCGCCAATGAATTGCAGCCCGACGATCTTACCATCTGCCCACATCGGCACCACGATCTGACCGCGCGACACCCGGCACCCGAGCTGTTCTGCCGTAAACCCTTTGCGGTCGAGATAGGCGTTACTGCCCGTCCGCGTGGCCTCTGACCATATCTGTTGCGCCTTCAATGCTGCCGCCTGCGCAGCCTCTGCCCTGTCGGCGTCCTGCTTGACGCGGGCTTCCTCTTGCCGTTTTTTCCATGCCGCGCGTTCCTCGTCCGTGATCTTTCGCGGGCTTTTCGTGTGCCACTTATGCCAGACCTGATCGCGAAAATTCATGCATCCGCCGACCGCAAACCCGTCAGCATCAACCCTGAGAATATAGCTACCGTTCTCGGTCTTTGGCTTGTCACCAGATAGCATGTAACGGTGCATCTTGTCGTCGGCGTTGATCGTCACAGATGACGCGGGCGGACAATCGGCTTCGTGCATGAAGTCGATAAACGCGGAAATTGGGTCAGACATGGTGGCTCCTGATTACGCTGATTGATAGGCCAGACATGATCAGAGGGGCGGGGAAAGGTCCGCGTCGGATGCCTTGATGTGGTCGGTGATGGCAATTCCACCCTGCCGCGCGACCTCCACAATCAGCCGATCAATCGCCACCCCAGCAGAGGTTTTGCGCTGATCGGTCAGTTTTTTGACGAATGCCTCGGCCTCATCGCTCAGGATCATCCGAATTTCCATATTTTTCGCTCCGCTGTAATTCCACGATTGCGCCAACCATATTCCGTAAGTGCAAAACGCGCAAGGGGGAAGATTTTCGCGGGCCGTCTCGGTCAGGTCGGCAAACGTGGGCATTTTTGGGCATTTTGGCGCAGATCGTGGGCCACCTTGCATATAATGAAATCAATGGCTTACAGATTGCGGCCCAAAGCATACAGTAAATATGGGCGCGCGTAAGCCATTGATATTAAACAATAAAATGGCAAAATGCCCAAAAAAATGCGATTTTGCCAACTCGGACGGGGACCATACTGTCTATATGTCATTACGTTTGTATATACGGTAACGTCATTACGGAAGGGACTAGCACAAGGGGGTCAATGTTTAGGAAACAGTGGGCCACCCCCCCTACTTACTTACTTGATCTTGTAAAAATTGTTGTTGTATAGGGGGTTAGCCCTGTCATTACATGGCCCAAAAAGCTGGACGCGACCCCGGACAGAGCCGTCCATGCGTTGCGATCTTTGGGCCAGCAGATTTTGGGTTGATGGTGTTCATAAATTGGGCTATAGGTGGGCAATCAGTTGGATGATGAGGATAGCCATGATTGAAAAAAACGTTCCAGTTCCCGCATTGGTAAGCTTGGGGCCAAAGAAATACCCATTTTCTGACATGGATGTTGGGGACTCGTTTTTCTGGAAATATGAGAAAGGAAAGGCAAAGAAGAGCATCCGGAATGCTGCGTATATGCACGGCAAGCGGTACGGCAAAACGTTTGTATCTCGGTCGGAGCCAAGCGGCGTGCGTGTCTGGAGGATTGAGTAATTACCGTATTGACCCCCACCCCAAACCCGTGCCATGATACCAAAGCGCGCCTCGCTGTCGGTTTGATCCCCAACAGTCGCTTAACCTCCTCCGGGCTAGAGGCGCGCG